TTGGGTTTAATCAAAGAACTAAATGGCACAAGCATAGTTTATTAGACCATTGTTTAGCTACTTATGAAGAAATAAAAAAAGGAACAACTAATAAACCTTTACTTGTGGCAGCAATAATACATGATTTTGGAAAATTATACACAGGAAAACAAAAAGAAGATGGTGACTATTGTTATTATTCACATGAGAATGTAGGAACATATCATTTATTACAGAATTTAGATTTATTTGGATTAAATAATGTTGATGATGTTTTAGAATGTTTGTTCTATGTTAACTACCACATGTTACCATTTTCTCTTAATAATAATAAAACTCATCTAAAATACAAAACTTTATTTGGTGAAAAGTTATATGATAATTTAATATTTTTTAATGAGTGTGATAAAATAGCAAGTGGCACTGAGTAGATAAAAAATATATTTTATCTTTTTTTAATAAAACTATTGACAAATTAACAGAAGTGTGTTATAATGCACTTATTAAAAAGATTAGAGGAATAAAAATGAAAGAAGTAAAGAATTTCATATTAATGGAAGTAGCAATTACTCCTAATGGGGTTGAAATAACAAGTAAGATGATAGAAAATTCATTATCTACATTTGCTAATAAACCTATTGTTTATAATAAACAAGAAAAATTAAAAGACTATAGAGATGATGAAATTGTTAAAAGTTTTAATGAAGAATTTTGTATTGGTTATATACAAGATGATGTTGTATTTGAAAATAATATAGTAACTGCAACTGTATTCTTTTTGGATGATTTGTTTGAAAATATAATTGATAGTTCTGTTTTTGAAAAAAATGGAAAAGACAATTGGCAAATCATAGTAAATGAGAATGGAAAAGGTTTTGTATATGCAGCTTGTGAGTTATTTTAAAAAGCAGAAAACATTGTTTTTATAATATAAGGAGAGATATTAAATGAATAAAAGAAATTTTGAAGAAAATGAAATGGTTAAAGAAATCACTGGTGCTGAATTTAGAGATAGTGGAGCATTATGGTTTGTAAATTCTATCTTACACTTATTTGGGATGGCTATAACTTGGAATCCAGATACTGATGAATTAAAAGCATCAATAGTTAAATTTAGAGGATTTGATGAAAAAACTACAACTAATGGTTATTTAAAATTATCTAAATATTTAAAAGAAAATGCAGATAGTCTAATTAAAGATTGTGATGAATAAAAAAAAGGATAGAACCATTGTTTTATAGTGTGAGAGGAAATTTGAATGAAAACATTTGAACAAAAAATTAAAGAAGAAATTAAGTCAACTCAAAAACTACTTAAAATAGATAAATACAATTCTTGTTTAAAACATTGTCCTTTTTGTAATGGAAAAGTAAGTTTATATGCGTCTTGGAATGAAGAAGAGTGGGCAGTTTATTGTGAAAAATGCAATACTACAAGTCCTAAATATAAAAAAACAATAGAAAATGCAGCTGAATATTGGAATACTAGATATAAGGGAAAGGAATAAATTATGAAAAAAAAGTATAATGTAATAACACTATGTGGTAGCACTAAATTTAAAGATGAATATATTAAAGCACAACAAGATTTAACATTACAAGGAAATATAGTAATCTCAGTTGGATTATTTGGACATACTGATATGCCTGAAATTATGGATACAGAAACAAAAGAAATGCTTGATGATTTACATAAAGCTAAAATAGATATGGCTGATGAGATATTTGTTATTAATGTTGGTGGCTACATAGGTAGTAGTACAAAATCAGAAATAGAGTATGCGCATTTAATTGGAAAGAAAGTATCTTATTTATATAAGGAGAATAATAATGAAAATGAAAACAATTATAACAAATGATATAAAAGATTTATATTATTATATTGCACTAGATTTTGATGGCACTTTAGTTGAACACTGTTTCCCTGAGATAGGATTTATAAGACTAGATACAATAGAAAAGTTAAAAAAAAGAATAGAATATATAAAATCAAAAGGACTTATTGTTATACTATTATTATGGACTTGTAGAGTAAACTTACCAGGTAGAAATTATTTAGATGAAGCTGTTGAATGGTGTAAAGAAAATGGTATTGAAATAGAAGAAAATGGGATTAATAATAATCCTTATGTTAATTTTGGCCATCCAGAATTGGTTAAAAAAATATATGCAGATGAATATTGGGATGATAAAGCAGTAGGGTGTTAAGGAGAAAAATATGAGTAAAGCAGTATTAGTTCAAGCAGATGATTGGGAAGGATTATTTATTGATGGAAAACTTGTTAGAGAGGGGCATACCTTAAATCAAGGATCTAGTCGAATTAAATATTTTATTAAATTGGCAGAAAAATATGATTTTGATATTAAAGAATTAGAAGAGGGATATGTGACCGAAGATTTTGATGAGAATTATTTAGAGGAATGTGGTCATTTCCCAAAATCATTATCAGAAGTTGAATATGAAGTTGAAGAAGATGAAAATTAGATAAGATAAAATATTTATTTTATCTGTTTTAAAAGGAGTAAATTATGAAAGAAACTGAAATAAATAATATAGTTAGAGTTATTGTTAATACAGCATGTTTTTTTGAATCAAAAAGATGTGTAGAAGAAAATTCTACAAATTTATTTAAAAAAATATCTCATAAATATGGAACATCAATTTGGCAAGCTCTTCTTTTCCCTAAAAAATACACTAAGGCATTTAAAGAATATTATCAATTAGCATTAATGTTGCATAATAAACATAACATATAAGGAAGGGACAGTGAGTTATGAAAGAATATTTTAGTCATTTATTGGCTAATTGGAAAGTTGCACTACATAGTCTAAATGATTTTGCTGAACATTTTATTCATGGGTTGTTTCCTTTTATAAGTTGGAAACATTATGAGAGAAATTCTGGAAAATATTATGATTATAGAACTGTAACAGGTAAAGCTGCTAAAGATTTATGGAAAAAAGTTCATAAAATTCCATCTCCTGAAAGACAAGCACAAATTGATGCAGGGTATGAAATATTAAAAAAACAATTTGAGGGTAAAATAAAATATTAAATAATTAAAATATTAGTAGACAAAGATAAAGTCAGAGCAAGAAAATACTCTACTCTCGTGAATTTGTAGAAGCAATGTAAGACCTGTGGGCTTACTGTTTGATAGAACGGAAAACTATCCTATATTGTTAGTGATGCACTAAATAGTCGGCTACAAGACAATAAACATAATTTGATGGGTAATTGCTCATTATGAATACCGTTGGGAGGCAAGATTTAAGCCTGTTTCAAATATCCCAAATGGGTAGTGAGTTAAACCATGCAAGAGTGCTACAGTAGGTGAAAAGCCTTGTCTAATATTTTAATTAAAAATAATTAATAAAATAAAAAGGAGAAAGAAAATGAAAGAAAACTTAACAGAAATAGTATTTATACTTGATCGAAGTGGCTCAATGTCTGGATTAGTAAATGATACAATTGGCGGGTTTAACTCATTAATTGAAAGTCAAAAAAAAGAAGATGGTGATGCTTTTGTCACAACTGTTCTTTTTGATCATATGTATGAAATATTACATAATGGTGTAGATTTAAAAGAAATACAACCTCTTACTAATAAAGAATATTTCCCTAGAGGTATGACAGCATTATTAGATGCAATTGGAAAAACAATTAATACTGTTGGTGAAAGATTAAATAATACTGAAGAATCAGAAAAACCATCTAAAGTTATATTTGTGATTTCTACAGATGGACAGGAAAACTCAAGTAAAGAATTCAATCAAAAGCAAATTAAAGAAATGATTGAAAAACAGACTAATGTATACAATTGGAAATTCTTATTCTTAGGTGCAAATATTGATGCAATTGCAACTGCAAGTAATTATGGTATAACATATGCTTCAAACTATACAGCCAGTGCACAAGGTGTTGCATCACATTATGAGGGAGTTTCTAAAGCAGTTTCTAGTGTTAGAGGTGGAGATGGTATTCAAGTAAATTGGAATAGTGAAATTGTTTAAAAAAATAATTTGAAAATATTTCATAAAACACTTGACAAATAATTAAAAGTATGCTATAATAGAATAAATCAGAAAGATAGGGAAATTGAGTTTTTGATTTCCATATAATTATAATAAAAAGGAAATAAAAGGAGAATTTTATCTTATGAAAAAATTTAAATGCACAGTAACAAAAAATTATGATTATGAAATTGAAATTGATGAGAATGTTTGGACAGATGAAAATATAAAAAGATGGGCAAGTGTTTTTGAAGAAGCTGAAACTTTAGAAGATTTAGTAGCAATAATAGCAGAAAGAAAAACCAAATATAATACAGGAGAATTTATTGAGGGATTTGGTTTTGTAAAGATAAATGGTAAAAATCCTTTTGCAATAGAACCAAATGCAATATGTGAACATATTAATATTAATTTAGAAGATGAATATTGTGATGTAGAAGTTGAAGAAATTGAGGGAGAATAAAAATGAAAATATATTTTGATTGTGAGTTTACAGGGTTAGATAAAAATGCTGAATTAATCAGCATAGGAATGGTTGCTGAAAATGGCAAACAAATTTATGTAGAGTTTGATGATATTAGTTTATCTGATCTAGACCCTTGGATTTGGGATAATGTTATTTCTAATTTGATTTGGTTTAAAAGTGGAAGTGAGTTTGTAGAAAATTATTGTTACACTTCTAAAACTTCTGCATGTATAACTATTATAACCTGGTTAAAACAATTTGATACTGTTGAATGGGTCTCTGATGTATGCCATTATGATTTTGTACTATTGATTGATTTGTTATATGGAAATGCATTAGCTATTCCAGACAATCATTCTAGGGTGTGTTATGATATTAATAATGATATAGCTTTTTCTAAACATATTACTTCAGATAAAGCATTTGATTTATCTAGAGAAGATTTAGTAGAAGAGTTGGATATGGTTATTACTGGAGAAAAACATAATGCTCTTTATGAGGCTAAAGTTATAAAAGCAATATATGATGGAATAGATATATTATGAAATATTTTATTGATAAAACTTTTTTTGACAATATAAATACTCAAGAAAAATCTTATATTCTTGGTTTTTTATATGCAGATGGGTACAATTATGAGAAAAAAGGTTCTATAAAAATTAGATTACATATACAGGATGAAGAGTTATTATTAAAATTCAGAGATATAATATATATAAATAATGAAAGACCATTATATTATATGAATAATTATTGTGAATTAGTTATTGATAATGTGTATATGTCTAAACAATTAGCAAAATTAGGATGTCACCAAGCAAAAAGCAAGTCTTTATCATTCCCAAAATTTTTAAATGAAGATTTAATTTCTCATTTTATTAGAGGTGTATTTGATGGGGATGGCTGCATATCTTTAAATAAACTTAAAAATGGTACAAAAAAAACATTATTTTCAATTATAGGTTATCGTCCTTTTATTTCTGCAATAAATGAAATTATTACTAATAAATGTAATTTAAATTGCAATAAATTAATTGATTATAAAAATAAATCTTCAGATATTGCAACACTTGCATATAGTGGGTGTAGACAAAATATGAAAATTAGAGAATATCTTTATAAAGATGCTAAAATTTATTTAAAACGTAAATATAATAAATTTATCAAATTAGGAACAGAAGAATGGAATACATATAAAAAACCTTGTTGTTGTAAAATGTGTGAAAAAAGATTAACTACAAAATTTGAACATAAAAACGAATTTTATTGTTATAAATGTTTTATGAATAATTTTTACATTTCAAAAACTAATAAGTCAAATAATATAATTATATATAATGAATATTGCATATTATATATAAAAGATAAAAACATTTATTTTGACATTGAAGATATTGATAAGGTGAATCAATATAAATGGAATATTGAAAAAAAGTATATTATTTCAAGAACAAGATATCCAAAAAAAGGTATATATTTACAAAGATTAATTTTAAATTTAACAGAAAATCAATATATTAGATTTAAAGACGGAGATCCTTATAACTGTAGAAAATTAAATTTGGAGGTATATGAAAAAAATGAAAATTAAAAATATTATAGATAGGTCAGAATATAATTTTATTAGAGAAAATCATCATTTAAAATCAAATATAATTCTTCTTGCTTTAGGTGGTTCTTATGCATATGGATTAAATCAAAAAAATAGCGATATCGATCTTAGAGGCTTTGCTTTTAATAAACCAAATGAGATTATTGGAAGAACTCCTGATTTTGAACAAGTTGTTGATACTAATACTGATACAACTGTATATAGTTTAAAGAAAATGATAGAATTGTTAGTTTCTAACAATCCAAATTGCTTAGAAATTATAGGATGTAAACCAGAACATTACTTAATTTTCAATCAAATAGGACAACAATTAATTGATAATAAAAAACTGTTTATATCTCAAAAATCAATTTATACATTTGGTGGTTATTCAAATGCACAATTAAGACGATTACAAGCTTCTTTGGCAAGAGATTATCCTCAATCAGAAAAAGAACAACATATTATGCAAAGTATAAATCATGCAATGGTTGATTTCCATAGAAGATATGAGGATTTTGACAATGGTGCAATAAAATTATATATAGATAAATCAAGAAATGAAGATTTAGAAAATGAAATTTTTATTGATGTTAATTTAAAACATTATCCTTTAAGAGATTATAAAAATATGCAAAGTGATATGAATAATATTGTTAAAGATTATCAAAAACTAACTGGAAGAAACAAAAAGAAAGATGATTTGCATCTTAATAAGCATATCCAACATCTTTTTAGATTAAATTTAATGTTATTTGATATCCTAGAAAAAGAAGAATTAAATACTTATAGAGAGAATGACAAAGATTTTTTATTACAAATTAGGAATGGTTTATTTATGGATGAAGAAAAAAGGCAATTAAATCAAGGATTTTATGATTTATTAAATGAACATGAAAAAAGATTAGAATATGCTAAAAAACATACTTGCCTACAACTTGAACCAGATTATGTTAAAATAGAAGAAATATTAATGGATGCAAATGAATATATAGTAAATAAAGATAAAGAAATATATATGACTATTTATTAAAAGGAGAAGATTATGGCTATAACAAAATTTAGAGATGTTTATGATTTCTTAAGTAGTTTTTATGTTTCAGATGTTCTGTATGATGGAATTTTATATAGAAGTTCAGAATCAGCTTATCAAGCTCAAAAGACATTGGATATAGAAGAAAGAAAGTTTTTTGCAAATAGAAGTGCTGATGCATCTAAATTTGAGGGAAGACAGTTGGATATTAGAGAGGATTGGGAAGATGTTAAGCTGAAATATATGTATGAAATTGTAAAAGCTAAATTTACTCAAAATGAAAGTTTAAAAAGAATGTTATTAAATACTAAATATGAAACTTTAATTGAGATTAATTGGTGGCATGATAATTTTTACGGAAACTGTAACTGTATTAAATGTCAAAATGAATTTGGACATAATCACTTGGGTGAAATATTAATGAAAGTAAGATCTGAAATAAGAAAATCAGAAAAAGATAAACCTCGTATTTTAGGAATAGATTTAGCATCAGATCAATGGGGTAGAGGTTTATATCAATGTACATCAATAAAAAAGGAGAAATAAAAATGCAACTTTCAAATCAATTAAAAAAGAGATTTTGTAGCAATTATAATATACCTATTAAAATTTTTTCAGAACCTTGTTTTACATCAAGAATAGAATTGTATGATACTTATTTTGATACAAAAAACAAACTTAATGAATTTATAAATGATGTTAATAAGTATAGTAATGAAGAAGATTATTTTGCAGAAGATAATAAAATTATGCAAACAATTATTGATCATATTAGGGGTAAAGATGGATATGTTTATTTTAATAATATGGATATGAAAAGATTTGAAACTAGATATAATTTCCCCTCATCTGATATTTGGAAAGAAAATAATGTTGACAAAGTTGTTTTTAGTATTGATTTGAAAAAAGCAAATTTTCAAGCATTAAATAATTTTACTAAAAACATATTTGATAATAAAAAAGATTGGGAAACTTTTATTGAACAATTTACTGATGAAAAATCTAAAATATCATCAAAACATCTTAGACAGATCATATTTGGTTCAATTTCTCCAAAAAGGCAAACAATATATCAAAGATATTTAATGGAAACTATATTAGATGAATTATTTAAAGTATCTCCTCATTGGGATAAAAATATTTTATCACTTTCAAATGATGAAATTGTTATTGATGTTACCCCAATAATGTCTTGGAATGGTAAAATGAGTATGGATTATCCATTTCTTATGGAGGTTAGAAATAAATTAGAAACAATTTGTGATCAATTAAATTTAAACTGCCATATTGATTGTTTTCAAATAAAGAGTATTGGAAAAGATATGTATAAAAAGGATTTTCTTTTATCAAGTTCTTCTACTGATGTTTTTAAGAAAGTAAACCATTTAATGATGCCTTTTGTTATTAGAAAAGAATTAGGAATATATCCAGAACCTGAAGATTATGTTTTTTTCAATGAGGGACATTTGTGTAAGTTTTTAAATAATCCATTGTTAGGAGAGGATATAAATGATTAATCCAAAAAAAGATGGAATAACTCATATAAATATTTATTCACAAGCAAAAACAGAACTTGGGCAAATGTTAAGTAATTTCTGTAGAGAATTTATAGATACACCTGATGGTAAATTCCTTTCAGTAGAGGGGTATTGGTATTGGTTAAGCATTGAAGATTGTGAAGAAAAAGAAGTGTTAAAAACAAGTTTTGGTCATAATGCAAAGACTTTAGGAAAAAAAATATTACAATCAAAAGAAAAAAGATTTGATAATGATTTTGAAAAAAAAATAACAGATGCTATTTGGTGTAAGTTTTCTAAAAATAAAAATTTACTCTTACCTAAATATTACAATATTCCATTTGAACATTATTATAATTATAATGGAACAATAGTTGATGTTAAAGATAAGTACAAGTGGATGATGGATGCAATAGATAATATGAGAAATAAAATAATAGAAGAAAGGAAACAGTAATAATGATAGATAATATACAACTTAATATACCTTCAGATGTTTCCTTTATTTTGGATTTATTAAATTCATCAAGATATAAATCTTACATTGTTGGAGGCTGTGTTCGTGACATATTACTAGATAAAGAACCAAAAGATTGGGATATAACTACTGATGCAACTCCAACTCAAGTAATAGAAGTTTTTAATAATTTTAGAGTTATTGAAACAGGAATCCAGCATGGAACAGTTTCAGTTTTAATTAATGATGTAATTTATGAAGTTACAAGCTTTAGAATTGATGGTGAATATACTGATAATAGAAGACCAAATTCTGTAGAATTTACAAGCAATTTAGAGGATGATTTAAAGAGACGTGACTTTACTATTAATGCAATGGCATATAACCCAACTGAGGGTTTAATAGATTTATTTAATGGTCAAGAAGATTTAAATAATGAAATAATTAGATGTGTAGGTATTCCAAATGAAAGATTTAATGAAGATGGTCTTAGAATTTTAAGAGCATTAAGATTTGCAAGTGTACTATGTTTTGAAATTGAAAAAGAAACAAGTATATCAGTTTTTTATAATAGAGATTTGTTAAGGAATATTTCTAAAGAAAGAATAGCTGTTGAGTTTAATAAAATACTTATGGCAGAAAACTCTTATGATATATTAATGGAGTTTAAAGAAGTTTTTTCTGTTTTTATTTCTGAATTAATTCCAACATTTGACTTTAATCAAAACAACCCTTATCATACTTTAGATATTTATGAGCATATGTGTGTTAGCACTTATAATGTACAACAAGATTTAGTTTTAAAATTAACTATGTTTCTACATGATATTGGTAAGCCTTTATGTTATACAGAAACTTTTAATGATGAGTTAAATAAAAACATAGGTCACTTTTATGGGCATGCTAAAATTAGTTCAGAAATAGTAGAAGTTATTTTAAGAAGATTAAAATATGATAATGATACTATTAGAAATGTAGTACAATTAGTTTTTTATCATGATATTTTGTTTATAAACACTGAAACTTATATAAAAAAACTATTAAATAAAATATCAGAAAAAACTTTTAGACAATTAATTAAAGTTAGAATAGCTGATATAGAAGCTCAGAATCCTATATATTCAGATGAAAGAATTAATAAAGTTTTAGAAGTTGAAAAAACTTTAAATAAAGTTATTTCTGAGCAGCAATGTTTTTGTTTAAAAGAACTTACAATTAATGGTGATATATTAATTGAAATTGGATTTAAAGGTGTTGAAATAGGTAATATTCTAAAAGATATTTTGGATAAAGTTATTAATGATGAATTAAATAATATAGAAGAAGATTTAATTTTATATGCAAAAAATATTTATTTTCAAAAAAAGTATTGACAAAAATTCAAAAGTATGATATAATAGAGAAAAACAAAAAATGAGAGGAAATAAAAAATATGGGCATGAATACAGGGTACTTAACATCAAATAGAACAGCATCAGGAGACGAGGTAATAACACCTTTCTTAGCAGTTATTCCATTATTAAAATATATACCAAAAAATAAAATAATTTGGTGTTCTTGTGATGAGGATTGGTCAGCATATGTTCAATTATTTAGAGAAAATGGATATAAGGTAATTAATAGTTGTTTGAAAAATGGCCAAGATTTTTTTGAGTATGAACCAGATGAACAATGGGATATATTAATTACTAATCCACCTTTTTCACTAAAAGATAAATGGTTAGAAAGATGTTATGGATTTAATAAACCTTTTGCTTTATTATTACCAATGAATAGTTTACAAGGACAAAAGAGATATAAACTTTTCAAGCAAGGAATTGAATTATTAGCATTTGATAAAAGAGTTGATTATCATACTAATGGTAATTATCAAAGTACAACAAAAGGAAATCATTTTGCAAGTGCGTATTATTGTAGAGATTTTTTGCCAGAAAAACTAATACTAGAAGAATTGACAAAATTTGAAAGACCATTAGTTGCTGCTGAGGATTAAATATGAAAATAAAAAAAATGGTAAAAGATTTGCATAAAGTAATTAGTATTTTAATTGTAAAACCAACAGATGAAGATATTAAAAATGCAGTAAAAAAACTTATAAAAATTGCAGAAAAATTAAATGAACTAGATGAAGATATTGAGAATTTTTTTAAGAATTTTAATGATATGTCTGAAGTTGAATTGCTTGATGGTTCAAACAAACTATAAAAGAGATAAAAGTATCATTTTATCTGGTTTTACAATGAGGTAGTATAACTACTTAGGTAAGTTCAAAAATCAATTACAGAGCCTTGTGTGCTCAGAAAGGATACATATAATGAGTTATAAAAATTATAAAATAGGTGATAAAGTTAAATTGAAAAAAGATTTAATTAATTGGAAAAAATATGGTGAACAAAGTTTTGTATCAGAAATGCTAGAATTTAAAGATAAGGAATTAACAATAAAAGATATTGTTTATAGTGATTATAGTGGTGGTTATTGGCTAGATGGTTGCAGAGGTTATTTTTTCACTGATGAAATGCTTGAACCATTTAGTTATTTTGATAATATGAATTATTCAACAGGATACTTTTTTAAACAAATTGAAAAAAAAATACAAGAACTTTATTCATCTAAAGAATTAGATAGAAAATGTATTCAATGTGGAAGTGAAGATTATCTAATTGAATTACAAGATGGTAAATTTGGTTGTAAAGATTGTTTGAATAAAATTGGGCAAGAACAAAAAGAATTATTGGAAACAATAGAATCTTGTTTTGAAAAACATAAGATAGATAATGTCCAACATCAGATAACTGCTTTAGAATCAATTATTTTACATATAAAAAATGAAAATTTGTTACTAGATATTCATGAAACTTATAATATAAAAAAAGAATATGGAAAACAAATGGAAGCAATAATTAATGTGTGTGATAATTGTGAATATGCTTTAAAAGGATCTCCTAATTTTCCAACAGATATAGTTTGTGGATGTGAAGATAGTGATTACCTAACTGATTTTGTAAACAAAGGACATTCATGTGATTTTTTTAGAAATCAAACAAAAAAATTGTGCAATAAAAAAGTAGGTAGAAGATGTATTGGATGTGAGTATGAAACTTGGAGTGATAGTGTTCCAAGATGTGGGTTGTAAAAAAAAAATATATATATAAACATAAAAAAGAAAGGAAATAATAAATGAACAAATTTGAAAAAGTAACTTTTGAAGAATATTCAAAACATATGGATGATGGATACACTAGTGGTCGTCTTGATAAAGAATATAATGATATTAAAATACCTTGTAGAGCAACTAAACATTCTGCAGGATATGATTTTTATTCACCACTAGATTTTTATTTAGATGTTGGGGATACAATAACAATTAATACTGGTATTAAGTGTCAATTAGATCCAGATAAGTTTTTAGCAATATACCCTAGAAGTGGGTTAGGATTTAAGTATAGACTACAATTAGACAATACTGTGGGCTGTATTGATGCGGATTATTATAATAATGTAAAAAATGAAGGCCTTATATTTCTTAAAATATCTAACTGTGGATTAAATGATGAACCAGATAACCTAGAAAACCTTTTGTTTGTAAAAAAAGGAGATGCTTTTGCTCAAGGAATTATAACTCAATATTTTGTAACAGATGATGATTTCTCTGATAAAACTAGAGAAGGTGGAATAGGCAGCACTACTCCAACTGAAGGTGAATAATGGAAAAATTAACATTTTTAGATTTTGAAACAACAGGGTTTAAGGAAAATAGAGCAGTTTCATTTGCTCTAATACATATTTGTGATAATAAAGTAGTTAAGAAAAAATATACTTTAGTTCATCCTATGACAGAAATTGAAGTTGGTGCTTATAAAATACATAAAATTGGTTTTGCTCAAATTAGAAATGAAAAGAATTTCAAACAAATATGGGCAGAAATTAGAGAATATATTGAGGGATGTAAAGTTATAGCTCATAATGTAAAATATGATTTAAAGGTATTGTTAGGTGAGTTAGATAGGCATGATTTAGAGTGTGGTGAATTCCAAACTATATGTACTTGTGAAAATGCCAAAAGATTAATTACTGATTCAGAAAATCATAAATTAAACACCTTATGTACATATTTTAATTTAACATTAGACAATCATCATAATGCAAAAGATGATACTATTGCTTGTAAAAATATATATTATAAACTGCTTGAATTAGGAGAATTAGTTGAGAAAAAAGTAGCTGGTAGGAAAAAATATGATACAGATGAATCTGTAATAGATGAAAATCAAAGGCATTTTTAGTAATAAAAAGATAAAACATAAAGGTAAATAAAAACAACATTTTATTGGATTTTTCAGTTAAAAAATAACCTTGTAAACTAATGGTTTTTATAAATTGAAAAATTCAATGAAATTTTAATAAAACAAAGATTGGAGACAAAATATGGGATTTAAATTTACAAATGAAATTTTAGAAAATATATGGAAAGATAGATATAGTAAAAATGATAATATTGTAGAAAATAATTTTAAAAGAGTTGCAAAATATTGTGCTCAAAATGAAGAGGATGAAAATGAATTCTATGAAGTAATGTCAAATGTATTATTTTTACCAGGCGGAAGAACTATGAGTAATAGTGGAATAGGTAAAGACTTAACTTTAAATAATTGCTTTACTGCTCCATTAATAAAAGATGATCTTACTGATATATTTCAAAAAGTTGCATTAGGTGCAAAAACACATCAAAAAGGTGGCGGGATAGGATATAACTTTTCTCAATTAAGACCTAAAGGAAGTACAACTTCTAATAATGCTATTGCAAGTGGTGCAGTTTCATTTATGGATGTTTTTAATGCCCAAACTGCAACAATATTACAAGGAAATAGACGAGGTGCTAATATGGGATTAATGTCTGTTTACAATATGGATATTGAAGATTTTATAAATGCAAAGTCTTATGAAGAAAATAAATTAAATCATTTCAATATAACTGTAATGGTAGATGATGATTTTATAAATGCAGTTAAAGAAAATAAAAATATTTTATTACATTATCCAGTTTATGATGATAATGGATTTATATTAAAAGATGAAACTAAATGGATATATCAAAAAGAAGTTAGTGCTAAATATTTATGGGATTTAATTATAAAAAAAGCTTATGAAAATGGTGAACCAGGAATAGGATTCACAGATACAATGAATAAAGATAATAATTTATGGTATATTGAGAATATAGTTGCAACAAATCCATGTTTTGAGTATTTGTCAGGAACAGTATATGGTAAAAATCCTAAAACAGGAGAGGTATTAGATTCTAATGAATATGGTGGAGCATGCAATTTAGGTAGTTTGTTCTTGCATAATTTTGTAAAAAATCCTTTTACTAACAAAGCATCTTTAGATTATCACAAACTAAAAAAGACAATAAAAATTGCAATTAAGTTTTTAGATAATATAATTGATATAAATAAATTTCCAGATAAGATATATGAAAATTATCAAAAATCTTTTAGAACAATTGGCATGGGAGTAACAGGACTTTCTGACATGTTATGTATGTTAGGATACAAATATAACTCTAAAGAAGCACAAGACTTGGTAGACAGTTTAATGAATTTTATTTCTTTAAATGCCTATAAATCATCTATTAGTTTAGCAATAGAAAAAGGAGAATTTCCATTCTTAGATAAAGAAAAGTATATTCAAAGTGGTTATCTTCAAAAACATTTAAAATTAGATAGTCAATGGCAAGAAGTTATAGATGGTATTATGAAACATGGAATAAGAAATTCAAAAATGATTTCAATTGCACCAACTGGCACTTTGTCTTTAACATTTGGAAACAATTGTTCTTCTGGAATTGAACCTATTTTTAGTTTATCTTATGATAGAAAAGTTAAAATGGGTGGGCAATCTGAAGAAGATATTAAAATAGTAAAAATGGAAGATTATGCTTACTACTTATGGAAAAACACTTTGGAAGATAATGTTGTAAAAGAAGATGTTTTTGTAACAGCTATGGATATGACAGTTGATGAACATATTGATATGCTTAAAAGAATAGCATTTCATGTTGATATGAGTGTTTCTAAAACAATAAATGTACCATCAGATTATTCTTTTGAAGAAACAAAAAATATTTATTTAAAATGTTTTGATAGTAAAATTAAAGGTTGTACTATTTTTAGACCAAATGAAATTAGAAAAGGTATTTTAATATCAAATGAAGAAAAAAATAAAAATATAGAAATAGTAAAAGAAGCAAAACAATATAAAACTAATTTAAAACGTGGAGATATATTATTAGTAAATGATGATTTATTAAGTGCTAAAAGGACAATTGTTAATGGATGTGGTAAGTTTTATATTCATTCTGACTTTGATGAAGATACAGGAGAACAATTAGAAACATTTATTGAAGTTGGATCTGGTGGAGGTTGTGAGAGGAATTTACAATTCATTTCAAGATTAATCTCTTTACTATTAAGAAGTGGTGTATCTGTTGATACAATTATAGATCAATCTATGAGTATAAGACCTTGTAAAGCATATACTGATAGAACTAAAGCTAATGGAGATACTTCTAAAGGAACATCTTGTCCATCTGCTATAGGATATGCTTTGAAAGATTTAAATAAAAAAATTCAAGAGAGATGTTTTATGGATATTGATTTAGAAGAAGATGATGAGCTAGAAGATATTTGTTTAAATGAGGGTTGCTCTAGTTGTGAAAATAAATCTTCTTGTCAAAATATTTCAGATAAACCAGATGAAATAGATGAAATACAAGATCATGGTATTTGTCCTGAGTGTGGTGCTAAATTAAGTTTTCAAGGTGGATGTAACATCTGCATTGGAGATGAAAATAACAGTGGATGTGGTTGGAGTAAATGTTCATAATATAAAATAAAAGAGAGGGGATTTCCTCTCTTTTTTATGGCTAACTACAATTTACTTATGATACTTTTTTAACATCAAGTAATTCAAAAATAGTATTTATTGAAATATTATTTGTTTCTAGTAATTCATATAAAGACATAATATCTTGAGTTTTCTTAGCCTCAGTAAGTTCAATTAGTTTTTCTTTTAAACACTCTAATTTTAAAGTACATTTGTTGATATGGTTTTCAATTGCAAAGATTTCCTCTTCATAATTAATTTGTTTTTTAACTCCTCTTGCCATTTTAATATTCTCCTTTTTCTTTTTAAATTATATTTGTTTTTTATAATATCATTATAACCTATTTTAAAAGATATATACATTTTATTTAAAAAATATTTTACTATTTTAGAAAATTTTTATTTTTTTTTAGTAAAAAGTATTGACAAATAATTAAAAGTATGCTATACTATGTCTACAATAAAGAAAAGAGAGGAATAATACAATGTACTTAATTAAAAATGAAAATGATCATTACTTAAAAATATCTAAAAATAATATCATAACAGTGGTTGAAAATGTTAAAAATGCTACTACTTTTGATAATTTTTTTACTCCACAAAATGTAGTTAAAAATAATTTAAAAAAGAGATTAGCTTTATTTCAATGGGATATTATACAAAAACCAATAGAAGAAATACATCCACCTATAAAACACCCTATTGTTACTATGAAATCTGATTGTAAAATAGAGTGTAAAACTGAAAATATAAATTCAACAGAGGAAACTTCTTTTAATTTAGATATTCATTGGTTTGACAAAGTTAGGGATTTAAAGAATTTTCAAGAAGAAACACAAATTAAATTAGAAGAAATGATTCAAAAACATTCTAATATAGACTTAGAACTAAGTGATATATATCATTTTGTAAAAGACAATAATCCCCCAGCACATGTGAGAACAAAAGTTTATTCAATACAACAAGAAAAATTAAAACAAAGAGAATTAATAAAACATGAAATAAGTTTGATACAAACAACATTATCTGTTTTTAATGCTAATATGAAAAATGGAACTGTTTTTACAAATCTTAAACAAATAGAGTTACAACCTTATAAAAAAAGAACAGAGGTATATGACCAGTTGTCTGATTTACTTACTCCACAAACAAGAAAAAAAAAATGTTAAAACTAAATAATATAAAAAAATAAAAAAATATTACTTGAAATGCTTGACATTTTAGCAAAAGTATGTTATAATAGTGTAGAAGTTATATTTATTGAAAAATAACAGATATAATTTCATAGTAAAGTAAAAATAATTTGCAAAATAATGGGAGGAAAATTTTGAGAAATAAAACTAATGTAATTAAAAATATTTTACTTATAGTAATGTTTGCATTTATCATATTTGCAGCATATCAATTAAATACTTATGAGATAAAATATTCTCAGTTACAAAAAACACAAAAAGAAATGGTTCAAAAGATAGAAGAGAGAGAAAGAAGAGTTACAGATCTATCTAATGCATATGAAGAAGTTAGAGTTCAACTAGGTGAAAAAAACAATTTAATAGATTCATTACAGAAAAGAACATTTCAAAAAACAAATTCATATCAAAAATCAAATATCAGTAGTAGAAGTGGATTTGTTAGGTCTGGCATAATTTTAGAAAATAATATTAAACCAACTCATTTAGTTAATGAAATAAAGGTAACTAATGAAGAATTTAATTTATTATGTAAAGTAATATATGCTGAGGCTACTGAGACCACAGAGAATAAAGAGTTAGATAATCTTTTAGTTGGGAATGTAATTCTTAACAGAATATTAGATGAAAGATTAGGAAATAGTATAAAGTCTGTTATATATAGAAAAGGACAGTATGCTTGTCTAACTAGTTCAAAGTTCAAACAAGAACCTAGTGAATTAGCAATAAATAGTGCAAAAAGACTTTTAGCAGGAGAAAGATTTTGTCCTACAAATGTAATTTGGCAATCACAATCAATACAAGGAAAGATCTTTAAGAAAGTTGGGAAACATTATTATTGTTATTAAAATGTACTTAATAAAATTTAATAAATAATAATAAAATAACAGTTCTTAACTTAAGGCAAATTATTTTTTACTTTACTAACATATAATAACATATACTAACATATAATAATATATAATAACATATAATAGATAACAATTAAAAATGGAGGAATTTAAGTATGCAGTATATTTACAAGTTTTATAATAAAAATGATGAATGTTTGTATGTGGGTAAAACAAACAGATTGTCAAGTAGATTTTCACAGCACAAAAGAGATAAGCTTTGGTTTAAAGAAATTGAATATATTATGACAGCACAATGCTTAAAAGAGTTTATGATAGATATGTATGAGTTATATTATATCAATACTTTAAGTCCAAAACATAATAGGAAAGATATAAACATTAAACATGTAGACTTTTATCATGAAGAATTAATATTTAAAAAATATAAAAATTTTAAGAAAGAGGACAATCAAATGAAAACAATTATTGGAAAGGCACAATTGCCATTTTCAGAAACACAAGCAAAGAATGTAACAATAGTAGAACTTAAAACAGAAGAAAAAATTAAAGATGGAGTTAGCCATCATATCCTATTAGCAGACTGTTCAGGAAGTATGAGCAGTAATCTTTCTAAATTAAAAACTCAAATTAAGAGTGTTATGGAAACTTTATTGCAAATTCCAAATTCTTATGTATCTGTTATCACATATTCAGGACATAAGGAAAGTAAAAGAATATTAAGTGCAATTAAATGTGATGATATGACTTATAAAATGAATGATGTATATTCTATTCTTGACAAAGAAATTTACATCAAAGGGGTTACAGTAATGTCAGAACCATTAGAAATGTCAATTGATATTTGTAAATCATTAGTTGGAATATGTGATAAAAATCATATTGCTTTATTTACAGATGGATGCCTTGTCCCTTGGGATTGGTCTACTTCAGAAGAAGAAAAGAAATGTTTTGCTGTTGCTGAAATTTGCAAGAAAGAAAATATTTTCTTAAATGCAATTGGATTTGGTCAGTATTATGATAGAAGATTCCTGACTAAATTAATTGAAGTAGCTGGGAATGGTGATGTATTGCATATTGATAATATTAATAGCTATTATGATGTTATTATAAATACTATTAGAAAAATTGATGATATTGAATTAATTGCTACAAAAGTTGTTGTTTCTAGTATGTGTTTAGATTTGAAAACAGGTAATATAGGAACAGAATTAACTTTATATGGTGTAGAAAATTTTATTGCAATTATAGACAATGGATCTAGTGAAGTTTATATTAATGATGAATTATTAGATTTACAAACTTCTAAAACAATTCCACAAGATTATATTAATGATTATTATTATGCAATATCTAAATATCATTTATCAGAAGAGGATATTGATAGTTATGAATATATAATTAAAAATCTTGGAGATGTAAACTTATATAGTAAAACATCTAATTGTTATTCTTTTATTGAAAAAGGAAATGCTTTAAACTTAGTTAATTCAATGTTACAAGATAAGTCTTTAAGATTTGAAAAAGGGTATCAAGTATTTAAATTAGATGATATAAATGAACCTTTATGTGCATTAGAAATATTATCTAAGATTATATTAGATGAAAACAGTCAAATCTATTGGGACTTAAATACTCCTTATAATAGAATTACTCAAAAAACAAATACAGTTGAAGATAATATTGCTTTTAAAAGACAAGAGAGTGGATTAATTCCAGTATATGATTTAAGTATTGGTAGTGAGAAACTTAATATTGGAATTAAGGTTGGAATTCCTGGTGTTGTTTCTGATTCTATTAGTAGACTATCAGCAGATGCTAAGATTTTTAGAGATTATAATGTAATTAATGGTGGTAATATAAATGTTCCTTATTTAAATGCAAAATTATCTCCTGCTTTAGTTCAAGAATTGTCTGAAATGGGCATAATTGAAAAGAATGTTCAATTTAGTTTTGTTGGTGGTATTGAAATTTACAAGATTAATTTAGTTGGTATAAAGTCAGCAAACAAAAGATTGTTGAAATCAATGAAATTGTCTGAAATCAAAACCACATTAAAAAGAATTGCTGAATTAAAATGTGAACAATGGGCAGTTAATAAAAGAATCAAAGAAATTGTTGGAGATAATGATAAACTTGATTTTGCAACAAATTTATCTTTTGAAGAAATTGAAATTAGAAAAGCATTAAGAATAGATGAAAAAGGTATATATCAACCATTAGCAGTTGAAAAAGATACTGAATCTAAATTTGATGTATATCCTGCAATTTTCTTAACTTGGGACATTAAGTATTCAGAGAAAAAAGGAAAAGATGCTTGTTGGGCAATAGTTGAAACTGAAACTGATTTAATTGGTTTAAAATCAAGATTAGAAGCTGTTAGAAAAGAAAAGAGAGAACTTGATACAAAAGTAAATACTGTTAGAATAGCATCTGGTGTAATTAATAAATCTGCAATGTTATTTGATACAGAGTTAGAGAAAGAAAAAACTGTAACAGATAAAATTCTTGGAATTAATACTGTTGTAAATGGTAGAATTAAAGAGTTTAAAAAGGTTGTAGATGAAGACATTATCACTCAACAAAAATGGTTACAGATGATAAAATGTAATTAAAATTAATTAGGATAAAATCCCCTTGGTAGAAATAGAAATTATTCATATTAAGGGGATTTAAATAAGAGGAGAAATAATAAAATGCAAAATAAAATTAAATTATACTGTGATGGTGGTTGTAGAGGAAATCAATTTGATGAAAATATTGGTGGTTGGGGTGTATATGCATTAGAAGAAAATTGGGATATTGGATTCTATGGAAATGCAAAGAATACAACAAATAATATTATGGAATTAACCTCTTGTATACAGGGATTAAAATTTGTTGCAGATAAGAAAAATTCACCTATTGAAGTGATTATGGATAGTCAATATGTAGTTAAAGGTATGAATGAATGGATACAAGGGTGGATTAAAAAGGGGTGGAAAAACTCAAAAAAAGAACTTGTTGCTAATAAAGAACTATGGATTGAGTTAAACAACTTAAGAAATCAATTTACAAATCTTACTTTTATTCAATGTAAAGGTCACTCTGATAATGTTGGAAATAATAAAGCAGATTTATTAGCTAATGAAGCTATGGATGAATTAGAATAATAGGGTAATAAAACTGATGTTTTATCTGGTGGTGAAATTTAGGAGATTATTATGGAAGAGAAATATTTAAAAACAATTAATCAACTTAAAATGGAAAACTTAAAATTAAAACAGGAAATTTATGACTTAAAAATTATTGAATTTGAAAAAGAGTCTGAAAAAATAATCAAAGAACTTAAAAATTTTGTACTTTTCCCAAATAAAGAAGAAAAAGAAAGATGGAATGAGGATTCTTTTGTTGCAGAAACCATTGGTGAAAAATTAGATTTTGTTAATAGTTTTTTTGAATTAGTAAAACAAAATGAAAATAATTTAGAACTAATTTCTTTTGTTCTTGAAAGTTGTAAAAATCATTTGGATGAAAACCCTAAAAATAATTTGGATGGAGTTCCAGAATTTATAGATGTTTTTTTAAAAAAGAATTATAAAAATAATAAGAAAGAGGAAATATAAAATGATTACAAAAGAAAAAGTAATTGAGGAAACAATAGTCCACAAAAAAGATGTTACTCAAGCAATGCAAATATGCAAGGCAATATTAAACCATAGAGCAAAAATTCATGACAATGATAAATTAATACCAGAAAATGCACAAGTATTAGCTGAGGCCATTAATACTAAAGATTTTGAGAAGTGGAATGTTATTCATATGGAAACTCAAAGACATCATATTGATTGTTTTACAAAATTGCCAGATGCAAATCTTTTTGATTTACTGGAAAATGTTGAGGATGGTTGTGTTGCTAATTTAAGAAGAACAGGAATAAAAGGTACTTATGAAAGTCAAATAGAGTTCTATCAAAGAAAAGGCTTTGATGAAAATATGAGTAAAATTCTAACAAATACATTTATGATAATTCAAGATTTGATTAATTTAGAGGAGTAATATGAACAAACAAATGAAAGTATGTGCCAGTGTTGCTGATGTTTTTGTTGATAAAAATATAATTGGTAAAACATTAATCTCTTGCAACTTTGGTTATGATCCTTTAAATGCAATTTTTGATAATATTAGAGTTGATTTAATAAATGGAACACAAGAATGTGAAGATTTAAAAGAAAAAGAAATTTTATTGTTTATTCCTGTTTTTTGTTATAAAATTTCAGAAAATAATAGATTGGAATTTAATAAGATAAATGGATTTTATAAAATAACTGGTGTTGTAGATAATATATTTGGACAATCTAATACATCAAAAGATATTACTGTAAAAAATTCTTTAATTAAATATATAAATTTTACTAAAAATACTAACTTAGATAAATTTCCAAACAGTCATATAGTGGAAGTAGTAAATAAATTAACAAAACAAAAAGGAGTATGTATAATATGAATAAAATTGAAAGAATAAAAGAATTAACAAAAGAATTACAACAGCATTGTTTAGCTTATTATAAATATGATAAACCTATAATATCTGACAGAGAATATGATAAACTATATGATGAACTTGAAACATTAGAGCAAGAAACTGGATTTATTTTAAATAATTCTCCTACTCAAAAGGTTCAAGGTGAGGTATTAGATAAATTAACTAAAGTTGCACATACAACAGAAATGCTTTCTGCAAAAAAGACAAAAGATATAAATGAGATTATTAGTTTTGCTAATGATAAGGTAGTTGTAAATTCTTTTAAACTTGATGGATTAACTATTGTTGTAAAATATAAAGATGGTAAATTTTATCAAGCTATTACTAGAGGGTCAGGAACACTTGGAGAAGACATTACTCATAATATGCAATTCTGTATATCACTTCCAAAACAAATTGAACATAAAGGGTATTTAGAGTTACGTGGAGAAGGTGTTATTAGTTGGTCAAATTTTAATTTAATTAATAATGAATTAACTGTTGATGAACAATATGCTCATCCAAGAAATCTTGCATCTGGAAGTGTTAGACAATTAAACTCAAATATATTTAAAGATAGGTTAGTTGATTTTGTTGCCTTTAATATAGTTGAATGTGATATTAATTTTAAACTTAAACAAGAACAATTATTTTGGTTAATTAATCAAGGATTTAAAGTAGTTGATTATGTTATTGGTGATTCTCAAACTATAGAAGATATTTTTAACAGAAAGTTAGTAAGAGAAAACTATGAGTTTCCAACAGATGGTAGAATTGTAGAATATGATGATTTAGATTATTCAAAATCACTTGGAGCAACAAGTCATCATTGTAATAATTTAATGGCTTTTAAAGATACAGATGACACTGTAGAGACAAAGTTTTTAGGAATAGATGTAAAGACTAGCAGAAATGGAATAGTGTCTTTAACTGCTATTTTTGAACCTTGTACACTTGATAACACTGTAATTGAAAGAGCATCTGTTCATAATGTTGATATTTTTGAATCATATGAATTTGGTGTAGGAGATATTATTACTATTTATAAGGCTAATTCAATAATTCCCCAAATCAGTGAAAATTTAACAAAAAGTGGAACATATCAATTACCAACACATTGTCCATCTTGTGGAGAAGAATTAGTTATAGAGAGACCAAATAAAACAAGAGTTTTATGCTGTAGAAATGAAGAATGCCCATCTAAAATATTAGGTCAATTTGTTCATTTTGTAGGAAAAAATGGTGCAAACATAGATGGTTTATCTGAAGCAACATTAGAAGTGTTTTTAAAAAAGGGTTGGGTCAAAACTTTTAAAGATTTATTTTACTTAGATAGATTTAAATCTCAAATTATTAATACAGATGGTTTTGGAGAAAGAAGTTATTCTAAATTAATAGAGTCAATTGAAAACTCAAGAAATATAAAGTTAGAAAATTATTTAGTTTCATTAGGTATCCCTAACATAGGAAGAACAGCAAGTAAAACAATAAGTAAATATTTTAATGGAGGTTATTATAAATTTATTCAAAGTTGTGAAGATGGATTTGATTTTACAACATTAGATGATTTTGGAACAACAATGAATGATAGTATTAAAAATTGGTATAAACAAAATGGTTTAGATTATAATTTATGGACAGAATTTAAATTTATAATAGAAGAAAAATCTGAAGAACCAATTGATGATAATATTTTCAAAGGAAAAACATTTTGTGTTACTGGAAGTTTTTCAATTGGAAGTAGAGATTATATAAAAGAACTTGTTGAAAAAATGGGTGGAAAATTTGTATCTTCTGTTTCAAAGAAAACTGATATGTTGTTAATGGGTCAGAAAGCAGGGAGTAAACATCAAAAAGCTTTAGATTGTGGTGTAAGAATTATTGAAGAGGAAGAGTTTGTTGAAATATTTGCAACAGAATGGCTAAATCAATTTTTAAATAGACAGAGGTAATATAATGAGTAGTAATTTAACAAACAGTGATAAAGACCATATTTACTCTGATAAGTTTATTGAGTTTTATGAGAAATTTTCTGAATTTAATAAATGTAAAGGTTGTGGAAAGTGTTGTGCTAATATATTAATGTTGCATTCAAAAGAAATAGATGCTATTAAAAAGTATATTAGTAAAAACAATATTAAACCAATAAATAGGAATAATGTTTTTCAAACAGTTAATGTTTGTCCTTTCTTATCTGAGAACAATAAATGTTTAATATATCCAGTAAGATCAGAAATGTGTCAAAAGTTTTCTTGTGACAAATCTGAACAAGAAGAATTAAATTACAAAGGAATAAAAGCAATTAATATGTTATTAACATTTTTTCCTAATGAATATTGTTCTAATCCACCAGATTTAACAGAGATAAATGATAGAATAAAAAAATTAGTTAAAAAAATATAAAAATAAAAAGAATAATAGGATAAAAATTATGAATAAAAAATTCAATTATAGGAAATTTGAGGATACATCATTAAATAATTTAGTTGATAATTTAAATAATTTAACAGAAAAAAGTATTAATAAGTTAAATAATGAAAATGAATATGAATCATTAAATAAGAATTTTAATATCGAGTTTATTAAAAAAATAACAGAATTATCAAATTTAATATGGGTAGATTTAGACACAATATTAAAAGATAATATTTATAAAAATGATTTGTTTAAAAATAATCTTATTTTATTATTAACTCAGGCAATTAGTTTTGGAGTACCAACTGTTTTAAAAGCGAAGTCTACTGACATAATTGAAATTGAACAAATAGGATTTGGGGATTGTGCAAGATATTTATTAACTAAAGAAAATTTAAGTATTTTTAATGAGGGATATGATGAAAAAATATTATCATATAATAATTTAAATGAATGTGTTGAATTTCCAGAGTATAATGAATATGCTATTAAAACATTAAAAAAATCAGTTTTTTGTACTATTGATTGGAAAAAAGTAAGTGAGAGTAAGTTTGATTGGGGGAAACTAATAGAACAAATAGCAATGTTATATGCTAACCAATATTTAAATCCTTATGCACAAAAAGTATTTAATTTAATTTTACAAAATAAAGATTTTGATTTTATAAATGAAAAAGAAATTAAACATATTTATATATCAGATATTGTTAAAAAAATTAAAATTAACAATTCTTGTGGATTAGCTATTGCTAATTTTGGTAAATTTAATAAATATTTTGTAGATGCTTATTGGAGAAAACATACGGTTGTTGATAATAATGATTATTTAAATAGATTTGGAAGAGATTATTTTGAATACAATATTTTCCAAGATCCTGGATTTATGACTTATGGTCATTCTCAATTAGTTGAAACAAATATAACAAATTTAAACAATCAATATGTTTATGTAATAGAAACAATAGAAAAACCATTTAAAATAGTTATTGAGGGAGATAGTACAGATGTAAAAGAAAACACAACTCAAAAAAATGAAATACTTTTAACATTAGATATTAATATGAGAATTGGAATGGATATAATATTAGGAAATAATATAGAAGTATTTTCAGCAATTAGATAAAAATAAAAAAAAATATAAAAAATATTTCCAAAAACTATTGACAAAATAACAAAAGTATGCTATACTATGCTTACAGCTTGAGATAACAATTAATTTTAGGTTGTGAGCATATTTTTTATTAAGGGAAGTAGTTATAAATTAAGCAGGAACTACACACTGTCTCATTTTGGGGTTAGGGGCAGACGAGTTAGATTAGGAAAATAACAGAGATGTTAAATTGGTTCAAGTCCAATTTCTAGCATATTTAAAAGAAATTACTTAAAGGAGAAAATAAAATTATGTTATGTGTAAGATGTGGAGATTGCTGTATAAGATTTGAAATACCAGAATTAAATAAAAGAGCAGGAGTAAGATGTCAACATTTAACTGAAAATAATTTATGCAAATTATGGGATAAACCTGAAAGACCAAAAGTTTGCAATAACCATGATTATCCTGCTAGTATATGCCCTATTGGAATTAATAAATTAAAGGAGTTTAAAAATGAAAGCTGTATTTTATAATAAAAAAACATATCAGTCAATAGATATTGATATTTTTAAAGAGTATCAGATGATTACATTAGAATTATGGGATGGAAAAGGAAATGTAACAAGGAGTGATTATTCTTTGTCTGATTTATTTCAATCTTCAGATTTTGAATTCATATATTCAAATAAAGATGATCTTAATTGGGAAGATTATTTAAAATTATATCATATTGTCAAAGATGAAAAAAAATATTGTGATGAAAAAGATAAAGTGTTACTATTAGATAAGTTATCAATAAAACTAGACAACTTAGAAAAAATAAAAACCAGATAAATTAGTATTTTTATAGGGTCAAAAATAAATTATAAATATTAAAGGAGAAATAAAATGAGTGCAAAGAGATTTAAAGCAGGAGATAAAGTTAAGGTTAAAGATAATTTAGTTGTTGATAACAATTATGATAAAACATTGTTTGTATCATTTATGGAACAATACAAAGGAAAAACTTATGAAATAGAGAGAGTTAATAATAATTCATATTATCTTTCAAATTGTAATTATTGGTGTTTTTCAGATGAAATGCTTGAACCAATAAAAACTCCTTTTAAAATGGGTGATAAAGTTAAATGTATAGATGATACTATCTATATGCTTATCAAAAAAGATAAAAATTATACTATAAGAGCTATATCTTCAGACAAAGAAACAGTCAAATTAGAGGAAATTGGTGATGGTTATTGGTATGAGGTAGAAAGATTTGAATTAGTAGATGAATATTTTGAACAAACAACAAATTGTTTAGATACAGTTTTAGAAAAATTAGGACTACAATTAGAAGAAGAATTTTTAAATAATGGTGAGTTTTTTAGCTTTACTGATATTGTGCATCATTATTTAAATCATTTAATAATTGGTCAAATTAAATACAGAAAAATCAAACCAATGCCAGCACCAACAAAAGAAGAACAAAAGGTATTGGATGCAGCTAAAGTATTAGGAATAAAATGGGTTGCTAAAGATGAAAATGCAGAAGTATATTTTTATACAATAATGCCTTCTAAAAATCAGTTTTGTTGGTCAGTTGAAAATGAGAGTTCTTATATTGATGCTTGTATGGATTTTAGTTTTTTGTCATGGGAAGATGAAGAACCATATGAGATTAAGTAAAGTAAAACCAGATAAATTGTATATTTTATTGGGTGGAAAAGAAAGGGATTAAATTATGTTGTTAAAGAAATTTCCTATTACAGATAATGGGAAACAATATTTGGTTGAAATTTATACAAGTGAAACATATGCTGACACTTGGTGTGTAAAAATAAATACAATTGTAGAAAAAAATATTGGTGTTTTAAAATATAAAGGGAAAAATGAGGAATGGAATGAAATTTTTAGTTTAAAAACTGAGCATTGTCTTATGAGAGATTTTTTCACAACTATTAAGAAAGTTGATTTTATTGAAATGGTTAAAACTTCATTTTATAATTATAATGAACATTTAAAAACAATAGAAGTAGAAAATTTAGAAAAAAAATTAAAAGAAATTATAATAAATGATTCTATGTTAGAACTTGAAAAATGGGATGGAAAAATTTAATTATTTTATTTTTATAAAAGTATTGACAAATTAAATAAAGTATGTTATACTTACTTCAGTTACAAAAAAAACAGAAAGGAAACAATTATGATTTGTAAAAACTGCAAAGACAAAGTAACTTCTAAGCTTCTAAAAAAGAAAGAATGTTTTATATGTGGTGAAGATAAAATAATCCATGTTGATTATCGTGCAATTTGCCAAGGCTGTTCTAATACTAATAACATCTGCCAAATGTGTGGTGAAAAAACAATTAATACAGAAAATAGTGAAGTTGATAATTCACTTGATGATGTTCACCCTATTAAAAAACTACAAATTCAAAGGCAAAGTTTAATTAAAGAAAAAGAAAGTTTATTTAAATTATTAGATAAAAATTATCAAATAGAAATTGATAGCATAGATAAACAAATAGAAGAATTATTACAAAAATAACTAAAAATAAAAACTTAAATATAAGGGAGAAAAATAATGAGTGAAATTAAATTGACAGTAGAAGAAATAACTTGGTTAAAAGAACAAGTTAAAAAGAAAAAAGAAGAAGATTTTAAAAACAATAACAAAGGTCATTTTTGCCAAATGTGTGGGTTGACACAAATAATTAATGTAGAAAATGATCCTTTTAATGTTGAGGAAAACCAATGGCATCATTTAACAAGACAAGAATCTCTAATAGTAGGATATGGAAGTAAATTAGATGGAACAGTTATTGACTTTGAACTTTGTGATACTTGTTTAAATAATTTAATAAAAAGCTTTAGATTTCCTTTGGATGATGAGGATTTTCTCATATGAGATTATTTATAACAGGGGATAAGCATGCAAATTTCTATCCAATTCATGAATTTTGCAGAGAGTTTAAACCTAAAAAAGATGATGTTATGATTATTTTAGGTGATGTTGGTGTTAATTTTTTTCTTAATAAATATGATACAACTAGCAAAAGAGATTTATTAACACACAACAAACTAACATTCTTTTGTTTGAATGGTAATCACGACTATAGGGCAAGTAATATTGCTTCTTATGAAGAAGTAGAAATGTTTGGTGGTATAGTCTATCAACAAAAATCTTTCCCTAGAATTATCTTTGCCAAGAATGGTGAGGTTTATACAATAAATGATAAAACTTTTTTAACAATTGATGGTGCTTACTCTGTTGATAAACCTAATAGATTATTAAAAGGAATGCATTGGTTTCCAGATGAGCAGATATCAGAAGAGGATAAGATTAAAGTAGAAGAAGCAATTAAAAAAGTAAAAAAAGTTGATTATATATTATCTCATACCTGTCCTTTTTACTATGAACCGATAGAAGTGTTTCTTGGTGGTATAGATCAATCCACAGTAGACCATAGTCAAGAGATTTGGCTAGATGGTATTAAGGATATGGTTGAATATAAACAATGGTTTATAGGTCATTATCACACATCTAAGGTTATAGATAAAATGCAGTTTTTATATGATGATATAATTGAATTAACTTAAATAAAAAAATAGGAGAATAAAATGAAAAAATATGATTATATATTTATAGGAGCAGGTATAGCATCTTTAATGGCAGTATATCAAATAAAACAAACAACACCTAATGCTACAATATGTATTTTAGAAAAAGGAAATAATTTAGATGATAGAAAATGTCCTTTATTAAATAATAAAGTTGATAAATGTGTAAAATGCAGTCCTTGTAATGTGGTTTCCGGAGAGGCTGGTTCAGGGTGTTTTAATGATGGCAAGACCATAAAAGCAACAAAAGATACTAAGGATTATGGTGGGTGGCTTGATGAATATATTGGGCAAGATAAATTAATTAAATATACTAATCAAGTGGATGAAATACTTTCAGATTTGATTGAAGAAAAATATCCTCTATATTATCCATCAGTAGATTTTAAAAAAGAATGTTTGAAATATGATTTGCATAATCACCAAGCAATTATTAGACATAATGGATCAGATGGAAATTTAAAGATAATGACAGCATTAATTAAATTATTAAAAGAACAAGGGGTAGAAATATTTTGCAATATTAAAATACAAAATATTTCTATTAAAGATAAACTTATAAAATATCATGATAAATGGTTTCTTGAAGAGCATTTAAATTATGATAAATTAATTATTGCTGTAGGCAGAACAGGAACATCTTGGTTTGTTGAATTTTGTAAAAACAACAATATTCCCCTTGAAAATAATAGGGTTGATATAGGTGTTAGAGTTGAAGTTGATTCCAATATATGTAGTGATATTGCTAAAACAATTTATGAACCAAAAATATGGGTAAAAACAAAACCTTATGGAGATATTGTTAGAACATTTTGTTGGAACAATGGTAATGCAAAGGTTTGTGTTGAAAATAATGATGGAGTATTATCTGTAAATGGATTTGCTAATAGTGAAAAAGGAAATGACACTGGGAATTCAAATTTTGCATTACTTTCTTCTATTAAATTTTCAACACCATTTGATAAGCCTACTGAATATGCAAGATATGTAGCATCTTTGTCAAATATGATTGCTGGGAACAATGTTTTAGTCCAAAAATTTGGAGATTTAATATCCGGGAAGAGAAGTACAAAGCATAGATTATCTCAAAGTACAGTGATTCCAACATTACCAAGTGCAGAGGCAGGTGATTTATCTTTAGCTCTTCCTAAAAGAATTTTAGATAATATTATTGATTCAATATATCAACTTAATAATATTATTCCAGGAATTTCAAACTATGATACATTATTATATTCTCCTGAAATTAAAATGTATTCTTCAAGACCACAATTTTTAAATGATAAATTTGAAATATTAAAAGATGTGTTTTCAATTGGAGATTGTAGTGGAGTAACAAGATCTGTTTCACAAGCAGGCGGTATGGGATTGTACCTAATTGACCAAATATTAGAAAAGGAGAAAATATAATGGCAATTTTTAATAAGCCAACATATAGGTGGATATACTTTTGGAAAAACTTAAATGGATTTAGATTAGATATTTATTATGCTTGGCAAAGAGCAAATAAAGGATATTGTGATCAAGACACTTGGGATATTAGTCAATGGTTTTTAAATACAATTCCTCAAATATTAACTCAATTCAAAGATAATTTGCATAGCTATCATCCTGAATTAACTTATGAAGAATGGATAGTTATAATTGAAAGAATGATATATTGTTTTAAAGAAGGTAATGAGGAAACTTGCTCTTTAACTAATCAATATTCGGGAACTTTTCCTTTAGGATTTAATTTTGAGGAAGATAAGGATAATCCTAATTTCCATCGCTTAATTGAATTACCTATGACAGATGAAGAAAAGAAAAATAAAGAACTTTGGCATAAAGAAATTGTTAAAATATCAGAATATCAAGAGAAAATGAAAAAAGAGGGATTAGAATTGTTTGTAAAATATTTTAATCATCTATGGGATTAAGGAGAAAAAATGAATATATTAAGTGTTTGTGATGGAATTAGTTGTGGTCAAGTTGCTTTTGAAAGAAGTAATATTAAAGTTGACAAATATTATGCTAGTGAAATTGATAATTTTGCAATTCAAATTACTCAAAAGAATTATCCTAATACAATTCAAGTTGGAGATATAACAAAATGGAGAGAATGGGACATTGATTGGAACAGTATTGATATTTTAATTGGAGGAACTCCTTGTCAAGGGTTTACTTTTGCAGGAAAACAATTGAATTTTGAAGATCCAAGAAGTAAATTATTTTTTGATTATGTTGATATTTTAAATCATTTAAAGTCAATTAATCCTAATATAATTTTTCTTTTAGAAAATGTAAAAATGTCAAAAGAAAATCAAGATATAATTACATCTTTTGTTGGTGTTGAACCAATTAAAATAAATTCAAATTTGGTTTCTGCTCAAAATAGACAAAGATTATATTGGACAAATATTCCAAATATCCAATTACCTCAAGATAAAGGAACAATATTAAAAGATATAATTAGAACTGAAGATAATAATTTATATCATTTGTCAAAGAAACATCATAGTGGATTTTTAAAATCTTATAATTGGAAACATTCTGAATTAAATGGAAAAGCAAAGCCAATACTGGCATCATATTATAAACAGCCACCACATTGCCCTTATATCCCTTGTGAAGAATCAGAAAGTGGATTTAGAATGTTATCACCTATTGAAGCAGAAAGATGTCAAACATTGCCTGATAATTACACTGATGGAATAAGTAAAACACAAAGATTTAAGTGTATTGGAAATGGATGGACAGTTGATATAATTTCACATATTTTAAATTATATTAAATAGTTAAAGAGGAGAAAATAAAATGAAAAAAAACAAGATACTTATTTGTATAGACTTACAAGAAGACTTTTTCACTGGAAGTCTTAAGAACCAAATGGCAATAGATATTATTCCCAATATAATTGACAAAATCAAGGATGCAAAAGATAATAAACAAAGCATTATGTTTACACTAGATACTCATAGTGAGAATTATTTAAAAACTCAAGAGGGCAAGAATCTTCCAATTTCTCATTGTATAGAGGGAACACCTGGTCATCAAATTATTAGTCAAATTAGAAAAAGTGTTAGTCTTAGTGAAGATTGGTCATTTGAAAAAAATACTTTTGGAAGTTTAGATTTAGCTAATTATTTAACTGGAATTAATACTATTACACCTATTGATGAAATAGAACTTATAGGGGTAGTGTCTTCAATATGTGTTGTAAGTAATGCTTTGTTAATTAAAGCACATATGCCTGAAGTAAAAATAACAGTAGATGCAAGTTGTTGTGCAGGACTAAGTGAAGAGGATCAAAAAGCAGCAATGATTGTAATGAAAATGTGTCAAATAAATATTATAAATAATTATTAATAAAAGAATAAGGAGAAATAAAATGAATGTAAATAAATTTAAAATTGGAGATAAGGTTAAGGTAATAGATAATATTGAAGTAGAGACAAAAATATATGGAGATATATATTTTGTATCAGATATGGAACAATACAAATCTAAAACATTAACAATAGTAGATATAGCTAAAGATTGGGTTGGTGATGAATTTTATAGGATCAAAGAAGATGATCAAAGATGGTTTTGGGATGATACTATGATTGAATTAGTTGAAAAAAGTATTAAACTAGGTGATAAAGTAAAATGTATAAATAGTTCAAATTGTGGATTAATATATGAAGATAGAATTTATACTGTAAGTTTAATATCCTCTGAATTAGATGCAATTAAATTAGAAGAGATAGATATTGACTACTATTATTGTATTGAAGATTTTGAGTTAGTAGATGATTATGAGGGAAAAACTACAAATTGTCTTGATGTAATATTGGATAAATTAGGTATAGAATTAGAAGAAGAGTTTGAAGTTAAAACTTTATATGGCAATAATTGGGAAAAATTTAAGATGAAAGAAAATGGTTTATGTTATAGTAATGGTGGTAGAGATAGTGTAGAGTTTGCAAATTTATTAACTGGGCAAACTGAATACAGAAAAATCAAACCAATTCCACAACCTTCAGCAGAGGAACAAAAGGTTTTAGATGCTGCTAAGGTATTAGGATATAATTGGGTTTCAAAAGATGAAAATGGTAAATGTTTCTTTTATGTAATTAAACCTACTAAAATCCTTGATATGTGGAGTAGTGCTAATGGTAATCATTCAGAATCAATGTTTGACTTTAAATTTCTAAATTGGAAAGACCAAAACCCATATGAAATTAAGTAAAAAATAATAAGATAGATAAAATCCCAATTTTATTTGGTGAAAAAACACAACATATAGTAGTAGATCATAAATTAAAACACTATATGTTGTGTTTTGTATTTTTATCAAATTTTTACTCAAATATTTTAAGAAAATTTTACTAAAAACTATTGACATTTAACTAAAAGTATGCTATACTATGCTTACAAAACAAACAAGAAAGAGAGAGTTTAAATGATTAAAGGTATTTTAAAACAAATAAGACAAATTCTTATTCATAAATGGTATGTATTTGAGATTTGCTGTAAGTTAGGTATCCCATTACAAGGATTATTCCATGACTTATCTAAGTTTTCTTTTGCTGAGTTAATAGAAGGTTCAAAATATTATAGAGGTGATGTTTCTCCTCATGTTGAATCTAGAAAACAAATAGGATATTCTTTAGCTTGGATTAATCATAAAGCAAAAAATAAACATCATTGGGAAATGTGGTTAGATATAAATGCAGATGGAGAATTTATTCCTGCTCCAATGCCAAATAAATACATTAAAGAAATGCTTGCAGATAGAATAAGTGCATGTAAAGCATATGAGGGTAAAAATTGGAATCATTCTTCTGCTTTAAACTATTACAATAAAAATAAAGACAAATATATAATGCATGAAGATACTAAAGAAAAAATACTTACTTGCTTAACATTAGTTAAAGAGCAAAAAGAATTATCATTCAAACAAATTAAAAAAATATTAAAATAGGAGAATTATTATGAATTACAATCTTACAATGCTTACTGACCTTTACCAATTAACAATGGCCTATGGTTATTTTAAATCAAAAAAACAAAACAATCAAGCAGTATTTGATTTGTTTTATAGAAAGCATCCAGAAAGTCCTTTTGTTGTTGTTGCTGGAATAGAACAAGCAATCAAATATGTTGAAAGTTTAAAATTTACAACAGAAGATATAGAATATTTAAGAGGACAAAAATTATTTGATGAAGATTTTCTGAACTTTTTATTAACAATTAGGTTTAATGGAAAGATATATGCTATGGATGAGGGTACTATTGCATTTCCTCATGAACCTATCTTAAGAATAGAAGGAAATTTAATAGAAGTTCAACTAATAGAAACAACTCTGTTAAATATAATTAATCATCAAACTTTAATTGCAACAAAAGCTAATAGAATAGTTAGAGCATCCTACCCTAATCTTGTTATGGAATTTGGTTTGAGAAGAGCACAAGGTAATGATGCAGGTTTATTTGGTTCTAGAGCGTCTTATATAGGTGGATGTTCAAGTACAAGCAATGTATTAGCTGGAAAAGAATTTGGTATTCCAATTCAAGGAACACATGCTCATAGTTGGATTATGTCTTTTGAAACAGAATTAAAAGCATTTCAAGTTTATGCTCATAACTTCCCAAATAATTGTGTTTTACTAGTTGACACTTATGATGTTTTAAATAGTGGTATTCCTAATGCTATAAAAGTGTTTAATGAACTTAGGGTACAAGGATATAGACCAATAGGAATAAGATTAGATAGTGGAGATTTAGCTTATTTATCTAAGAAGGCAAGGATTATGTTAGATGAGGCTGGTTTCTCATATACTAAAATATTTGCAACAAATGATTTAGATGAATATACTATCCAAAATTTACAACAGCAAGGTGCTAAAATTGACGTTTATGGTGTAGGTACAAAACTAATAACCAGTTATAATGTTCCAGCTTTAGGTGGGGTTTATAAGCTATCTGAACTAGATGGGACACCTAAGATGAAACTTTCTGAGAATATTGAAAAAACTACAAATCCTTGTAAGAAAATGGTTTATAGATTGTTTGATAAGATAACTAAAAAAGCAGTTGCTGATTTAATTACATTAGATAATGAAGTAATTGATGAAAGTAAACCTTTAACAATTTATCATTCAATAGAAACTTACAAGAAATTAGTGCTTGAAAATATTTATGCAATACCTTTATTATCATTATATTATGATCAAGTTACTTGTAAAGAGTTCCCTAGTTTGATACAAATAAGAACTAATACTAAACAAAATTTAGATGCATTTTGGGAAGAATATTTAAGATTAAATAATCCTCAAGAATACAAGGTTGACATATCTGATAAACTTTATGATTTGAAGAAAGAACTTATTCATAAGTATAAGGGGTAATTAATATGACAGTAGGACAATTAAAATCTAAATTAAAAGATTACCATGATGATTTTGAATTAATTGCAACATATTCATTTATAGATGAAACAAAAAGTGGATATGCTGCATTATGTAGTGAGAATTATATAGTTGTAGATCTTGGTGATATAGGATATAGTGATAAAGTAATTTTGCTTGAATTAAAGACAAGGGAATAAAAGACATATTTTATCACTTCAACTATATTTATAAAAAAAATTATTTATTTTACAAAAAAGTATTGACAAATAAATGAAAGTGTGCTATACTATTCCTATAATAACAAAAGGAGATAATTATGGATATAAATTCAAAAACAATAAATGAAGATAATTATGAGGAAATGATATCTTGTTTAATTTGTCATAAAAAACACAGAGAAGATAAATATGAGGAAAAATACACTCAATATGTTTGTAATAAGTGTGCAGAAAATTTAAGGAAAAAATATAGATTAATAATGAAAAGTAATTTTAATATAACTGAATTAGAATTTATTCTTGAAAACTTAGATCTTCATGAGCCACTTTATAAAACATTCAAAATACAATAAAAGGATATTATTATGAATATAAAAAAATTTGTTAAATTCTGTGAGAAAAACAATCACACATTTCTATTAGAAAGCACTTATTGTTGGGGATTGAAATTAAAACACATTCATGATGGTGAATATACTTTTTATAAAACTGATGGAAAATTAAAACCATTATTGAAAAAAGGAATCAAGTACATTAATGAAAGGGATTTAAATCCCTTGTTAGATGAAGTGAGGAGAAAATTATGATAGAGGGAATTACAGTTTTAAATCAAATTCCAGTTATGGGAGCAAGTACATTGACTGCAATAGGTGTTTTAATAATTATATTTGGATTATTTATTTTAACTGTGTCAGTGCTAGGTGATGAAGGCATAGGTATTACAATAAGTATTGTTATAATAATATTTGGATTAATTTTTACAAAAGATAAAGAAATAAAACCTAATCAATATACTTACCAAGTTACAATCTCAGATACTATTAAGATGAAAGAATTTAATGATAAGTATATTATAATACAGCAAAATGGTCAAATTTACACAATAAAAGAAAGAGAGTAAAATTATGATAGATGGAATTACAGTTTTAAATCAAATACCTATACAAGAGGTAAATTATATAATAAAATTAGGTGTAACATTATTCATATTAGGATTTGTATCATTTATAATATCTGTTTTGGTAATTATTGCAGGTGGATATATCCTTTCAACTGGAAAACCAATAATAACAGGATATAAATATCAAGTTACAATTAGTGACACTATTGAATTAACAGATTTTAATCAAAAATATGACATTATTAGTCAAAAAGGTCAAATTTACACAATAAGAGAAAAGGAATAACCAGATAAAATTTAGTTTTTATCAGATTGGAGAAAATATGGAAAATACACAAATTACAAAGCATAGTATCTTTAAAATTCAAGTTTATAAAAAAACTCATAAGTTTTATATAAATAAATCAATGAAGAGTTCTGTAGGATATAACATTTTTTATAATACAGGAATTTATTCTGAGGAAAAATTAATTAAAACAAAAATATTTAAAGAAGTTAATATCTCTATGCCACTTTTAAATGTGGGTGATAGTTTTTATTTTGAAGATGAAGATAAGGAAATTGTGATACAAGATGTTATTAGAACTGACAAAGATAATGTTTTATATATTGTAAATAAAGAAATTATTGAGGATAAAGAATCTTTAAAAAATGCTAAGGAAATGCAAAATATATTTACAAATGAATCATTAGAAAAAATTCGCAAAGCTGATGAATTGAAATTAAGTCATGATGGTTTGAAAAATGCTTATGAAAATTTAAAAACTGAATATGATAACTATAAATCATCTAGTTGGGTAAATAAAATATTTGGTAATAATAAAAAGGGACAAATATGACAGTAGGAGAAAATGATATATTTAATGAAACAATACAGAACAGAAACCCATATTATAAATAAAAATCATAACTTATATAGTTATTGTGATAATATGTGCTTTAAATCTAAAACCCTTTATAACTATACTAATTATATCATTAGACAAGAATTTATTAATAATAAGAAAATCATAAGTGCTGTGGATTTAAATAAATCATTAAAAACAGAAGAAGTTTTTCAACAATTCCCATCTAAAACTTCTCAATTGATAATTCTTCAATTAAGCAATAATTGGAAATCATTTTTCAAAAGTGTTAAAAGATGGAATACAAATAAAAATGGATATTGTGGAATGCCTAAACTACCTAAATATAAAGATAAAAATGGAAGAAACATTGTTTTATTTGACTATATGCAAGGAAAATTTAAAGATAATAAATATTATTTTGCAAATAAGATTGTAGATGGAAAAGTTATTCATATTGAATATATAGACACAAAAGTAAAAAAAGAAAATTTTGTAATATGTAGAATAGTTCCATATGGTTCTTGTTATAAAATAGAAATGGTATATAAAGTAGAAATTGAAGATAAAACTAAATTTAATAATAATTATTTAGCAATTGATTTAGGAATAAATAATCTTGCTACATTAACTAATAACATAGGGTTACAACCTATTGTTGTAAATGGCAAAATATTAAAGTCAATAAATAATTATTATAATAAATTAATATCACAAGCAAGATCTTATGTTGGTAAAAAAACATCAAAAAGAATACAAAGAATAGGTCTTAAAAGAAATAATATTATAAATACCCATACACATAAAATAAGCAGATGGATTATTAATTATTGTTTAGAAAATAATATTGAAAACATAGTCATTGGAAGAAATAAAGATTGGCAGAGAAATAGTAATATAGGAAATAAAAACAATCAAAGTTTTACACAAATACCATTTGAAAGATTAATTGATAAAATTAAATACAAAGGACTAGAAAATGGAATAAAAGTAGACATTATAGAAGAACAATACACAAGTAAATCAAGTTTTATAGATAATGATATTTTACCAACAAAATTTGGAGATTATAAATTTAGTGGAAATAGGGTAAAAAGAGGATTATATAAATCTAAAGATGGAAAATTAATTAATGCAGATGTAAATGGAAGTTATAATATATTAAGAAAAGGTAATACTGAATTTAAGTATAATGACAGTATAAAGGGTATTTCATTGTACCCAATTAAGATAAATATATCTTAATAAAGTTTAAAAAACATAATGAAAGATTGATTTTATTGGGGGAAAGGTAAGAGGTATATAAAAATGATAATAAGAAGTCAAGATAGAAAGACAATTGTAAATTTTGATAAAATTACAGCTTTAAGTTTAATGGGAAAGGACATTTGTGCACATTATAATTCATCTGAAGAATGTTATAACTTAGGCAATTATAAAACAGATGTTGATGCAAGGAAAGTTTTTGATTATATTCAAAAATGTTATTTAGATGATTGTAAAATTTATGAGATGCCATCATATTATTTTGGCATTGATTAAGGAAATAAAGAAAGTAGTTACTAATGTGAAAACAAAAGTAATAGAGGTTATAGATTTATAGCCAGTGCATATATTTTAATATAGCACAAACTGGAATTGTTTAACAATAAAACCAGATAAATTAATTCTTTTATATGGAATTTAAAATAAGAAAGGTAATACTTATGATTATAAGAATGACTGTTAAAGACAATGATTTTTCTGTATTGTTAGAACAATTTGCTGAAAATTTAGTTGTTAATGTATATCCAAAAACACCATCAAAAAGACCAAGTATGTTAGAAGAAATTGATATTCAGAATAGTACAGATTGGTTTGAAACTTTTTATAGATTAAAAAAGATATTAAATGATGATGATAATGATATACTTAAAAACAAGGATGATTATAACTTTCTTGCAAATTGTATTAAAAAATCTTTTGAAAATTTCTTAAATGAAAAAACTAAAAGAACAAATGATACAAAAGAATATTTATTAAAGAACTTTGAAGTAAAATTACAATATCAATTTAAAGACAAATGGGAAAATGGTGAAGTTGTTTATTACTTTACTACTAATAATAAGTTTATTTCACAGTAAAAGGAGAAAATATGTTAAATTTTATTTTACCAGTAATCACTTGTACAATTGCAGTTCTTATAGCACCATTTATAAAAGACCAAACTACATTAGTTGTAACTTCATTTATAATTGGTCAATTAACAGTAGGTGTTGTTCTTGCTATTCAAGAGTGGTATTTAAATTATAGAAAAAAACAAATAGATGCAGAACTTGAAATATACAGACAAGAACAAATAAATAAAATTAATAAAGAAAGATAAGAGGGTAATAAAATGAGTTTTTTATTGGATAGCTTTGATGCTAAAAAAGTTAAAAATAAAATGGTTGAATGGATTAGAAATTGGTTTGATAAAAATGGAAAAGATGCTAAAGCTATTATTGGAATTTCAGGTGGAAAAGATTCAAGTGTTGTGGCTGCACTTTGTGTTGAGGCTCTTGGAGTAGATAGAGTATATGGTGTTTTAATGCCACAGGGACAACAATCTGATATAGATTATAGTTATGATTTATGCAGATATTTAGATATTAATTTTTCTAAAATAAACATTGGTTTTGTAGTTGATGAGTTATTACAAACCATATCATCTGACTTATGTCCAGTATTTAGAAAAGATTTAAGTTCTCAAACAAAAATTAACACTCCTGCAAGAATTAGAATGACAACTTTATATGCAATTGCAGGTACTTTGAATGGAAGAGTAGCAAACACCTGTAACCTAAGCGAGGATTTTGTTGGATTTGCAACCAAATATGGTGATGGGGCTGGCGATTTCAGTCCATTATCAGAATTAACTGTAAGTGAAGTTAAAGCAATTGGTAGAGAATTAGGATTACCATCTAAATTTGTAGATAAAACTCCAATTGATGGATTGTGCGGATCAACAGATGAAGAAGCTTTAGGATTTACTTATGATGTATTAGATAAATATATTAGGACAGGTGTTTGTGATAATTTAGAAACTATGTCAAAAATTGATATAATGTATATAAAAAATAGACATAAATTAGAAACAATACCTGCTTACAAACTAGGGAAGTAAATAATATTTTAATATAAAAGAAAGATTAAGAGGAAAATAATTATGTCAAATTTATCAAGTGCAAGAAAAAATTGTGCAGTTTATGATGAGGCTGGTAAGATACCAAAAAAATCAAAGTTTACACTATTTGAAACAATTCTTATAGTATTAAATATACTTATTGGATTAGGTTTCTTAGTAATGGGTAAAGATTACTCATTAATGCCACTATTAGGATTTACTGCAAGTGTTAGTAATACACTATGTGTTATACTTGTTGCAAAAAGACAAATTAGTAATTATTGGTGGGGTATTTTAGGCACACTTACTTATGGTATTGTTGCTTTTAATGCAGCTAATACAGGAGAATGGACTTTAAACTTTCTATATTATTTGCCTATGAATTTTATAGGTTGGTATATGTGGAATAAAAATTCAGAAGACAAAAAAGAAGTTAAAAGTAAAAGCTTAAGTTTAAAACAATCTGTTTTAATATTTAGTTTAACTGCTGTTTTAGTTTTTGCATTTGCTTATTTAATGGCATTACCACAAGTTCAAATGTTTTTATATGGTGAAGTTTCTACTTTAGGTTTTATAAAATATTTAACAGATAGTCTTTCTACAGTATTATCAATTGTTGCTATGATTTTAATGGTTAAATGTTATAGAGAACAATGGATTTTATGGATTGTAGTAAATATTGCAAGTATCATTCTTTGGTGTTTTACTTTTGATTTAATGATGATATTACTATGGTCAACACTATTAGTTAATTCAGTTTATGGTTATATTAAGTGGAAAACAGAGGAAGTTTAGTATGTATAATATAGGAGTATTTCCTGGTAAATTTAGTCCGCCACATAGAGGTCATTTAAATGCTATTTTACAGGCGTCAACTCAATGTGAATTACTATATGTGGTTGTTTCTTTTAACCAATGTTTAGAAGAAGAAATGTATAGTAAATGTACTTATAAAATGCCAACAATGAAAAAAAGGGGAAAATGGTTGTCTATTGAATTATCTAATTTTGATCATATCAAAGTAGTAATGTTAAATGAAGATAATATTCCTATGTATCCAAATGGGTGGGAAGAATGGAGCAAGACATTAAAAAATCTAATTCCCTATGATATTGATGTTATTTTTGGTGGAGAAGAACAGTATGCAGATGAGGGATATACTAAATATTTTCCTCAAACTAAGTATGAAGTTTATGATACTGATAGGACTGAATATCCAATTAGTGCTACAGAAATTAGAAATAATCCTTACAAACATTGGGATTATATTTTAGGAAGTGCTAGGACACACTTTGTTAAAAAGGTGTTAATAATTGGTACTGAAAGTACAGCTAAAACTACTTTAACTAAAATGTTAGCAAAGATATTTAATACATCTTGGGCAGAAGAAGAGGGTAGATATTACTCTGAAAAATACTTAGGTAAAAATGAAGATGTATTTGAATTAGATGATTTTTATAATATTACTTTAAAGCAAAGAGAATTAGAAGATATTGCTGTAAAAAATGCTAATAAGATTGTTTTCTTAGATACTGATGCAACTATCACACAATATTATTGTAATATGTATTTAGGAGAAATAAATCCTAAAATAGAAACAATGATAGATCCTAGTAGATATGATTTAGTATTATATTTAAAACCCGATGTAAAATGGGTAGATGATGGTTTGAGATTCTCTGGAGAGCAAAAACTAAGAGATGAATTAGATGAAAAATTAATAAATATGTTTTATGATAGAGGGTTTAATAATATCCAAATAATTAGTGGAGATTATCATACTAGATTAAATAAAGCAATAAGCATATGTAAGGGAGAAATAAATGGATAGTTTTTTTGATAATAAAATACAATTAGATGTACTTAAAGAACAATATAAAAAGTATGGTAAGTTAGTAGTGGCTTATGATTTTGATGATACTGTACATCCCTTCAGAGGAACAGATTGTTCAATGGTACAACAATTAATAAGAGATTTGGAACAATACTGTACTTTGATTGTTTTCACAGCAAGAGATACAACAGATGATAAACAATACAAGTATGTTGAAAATTACTTAATAGAGAACAATATTCCTTTTAATTATATTAATAAGGATTTTGATGGAAGTGAGATAAAAGGATTTAAGCCACTTTATAATCAGTTTTTAGATGATAAAACTGGACTTTATAGTTCATATATAATCTTAAGATTATTCTTAAATTGGGTAAGAAAAACAACAAATTAAATAATAAAAAGGTGCAATGAATTTAACTAAAAATCTTCTTTGCACCTTTTGTAAAAATATTTTATTTATTTTAATAAAAAGACTTGACAAAAATAAAAAAATATGCTATACTTAAGAAAAACAAAGATTTGTAG